AGCGGTTCGGCTTAGATAAGCGGTTGCTGAATCCGACGCGCGAATGGTCGCGGTCGTTGAGTTGGTAGCGATGTCAACCGTTCCCTGAAAAGTTGCGCTTGCCGAAGTGTCAAAGAAGAACGCCGCACCAGCGGTTGTTGAAATAGCCGAAGACGAAGAAGCGATTGGCAAGGTGACGGTGAGAGGCCCAGCAAGTGACCCTGCTGTTCCAGTTGAAGAAAGAGTTAGTGAACCATGAGCAATCACCAACTTGCCAACACGAATGTAAGCGTAAGTTTCCGTTGGGCTAGTTCCCTTAGTCACGCCAGACCAAGTGGGTGTCCATGACTTCCACGTGTTGTCGTAAGCAACCCAAGACCCGTTATAAACAAAAAATGCGTCTAAATCAGTGACGTAGCAAAACTGACCCTCGGCAGGCGAAGCGATAGCCGCGTCGCGTTCAGCGGTGTTGGCGAAGTTTGGCACGCTTTGCTGCATCAAATACGTGTTCAAATCGCTCGCGGTGAGAACCTCACCCGATACCCATGTCTTGTAACTCATCGTTCTCTCTTTCTAATCAATTCTACGACGGCGAACCAAGGCGACTTAGATCAAGCACGCCCTGCGTTGTCGAATCCAAAATAAACCGTGAACCAAACGATGACAACTGCAACGTCACCTGATGGCGGTCAGGCGTGATCGAATGCGCAACGCCAACGATTCGTTCAATGCTGTGCAATGCGCCGCCAACCGAAGACGGGGTGTAAGTGATGTCTGCCGCATCCCAAATGTCCGTTGAAAGAACCTGCACCTGATCATCCCCGTTCAAGCCAGCAAGTTCCGTCGTCAGGATTTGGAAACGATAATCAGGGTCGCGGTAAGAATCCAAAAGATAATTAGCGACCGCAGTTCCGTCAGCAAGGCTATTCGAAAGATTGTTCGATTGAGTAAACGTGCGGACACCCGAAGCCGAACCAGCAGGCGTATCGACAGCGACAACCGTTCCAGCGGTGTTAACCACCACAACGCGGTTGTAATTGAACTCCGCCCCGTAAACCAACTGGACACCCGTAAACGGAATGTTGGTTCCCAAATCATCGAAGTAAACCGCGTAGGGCGTTTCACCCGAATAGGCGGTTTGAATTTCAAGCGTCGAAGTTGAAAGGTCGGTCGTGCCTGTCCAACTTGAAAAATAAGTGACCGTTGACGTGTTCGATGGTTTCGTCGTGCCATCGAAATACTCGCCCAGATAAATCGAAGGTTCGATCAAAAGCGCGTCGGCATAAAGCGTTCCCGAATCACGTGCTGTCCAAACGCAGAGCGGTTTGTTTGCACGCGACGGGGTGATTTGAACGCTCAACCGAACCCAACCGTCAGGCGCACGCAACGAAGCGGAAGTTCCAACGATGTCGATCATGTCCCCATCGACACCCAAAATGCCTGAACCAGCAAAAAGGTAAACGTTCGACGCGTTAACGTTTGATTGATAAACCCAGATTGAAATCGTGTAAGTTTCGTTCTGCACCCAGCGACCGCTGGTCGAATCGTAGAAGCGTTGCCCCACAACATTGCCGCCAGAAATCGGTTCGCTTGGATCGACAAACGTTGCTTCGGTAGCCGAATAGGTTTGATACTTTGCGTAGGTTGAAGTGCGGCCACCCGTCAACCAAGTCGCGCCACCAACCGTCGTGGTCGCGTTCTCAAAGGAAGGCATAACGCAACGGTTATAACGATACGTGTAGACGGTCAGGTCGCTGATTGGTTCGCGTTGCGATTTGAACGCCACGTCACCAGCGCGTTCCACAAAGATCGCGCCGCCTTCTGAGTTGGCAACTTCCGACAAATAATCCCAAGCAGAAATGCCTTCATCGACTGGCGTCGTTCCCACCGTGATCACACCAGCGTCAAGATCGCGCGCGGTGGCAGACCAAGCAACCTCGCTGCGGCTTAAAACATTCCCGATACGCACGTCGGTCTTTTCAGCGGCAGGCGTGTGCGCGGTCAATTCCGCCACCGATAAACGGGCAATCCCGTCAAGGCAGTTGAACGTGACCGTTGCGTCGGCAGCGACCTGATAATCGAAAGCGTAAGAATCGACCCAACCGCTAAAAATCACCACATTGCCGCTGGTGACACGAACCGCCGCTTGAGGTTTTACTTCCGCACCAAAAAGGCTAGGGATGATCACCTGCGTTGAAGACGAGGCTTGCGCTGTTCCAGACCACGAATTTGTGATGTTTGCGTTGTCAGGATCAGACCCGTCGAAATAATCCGCGAGCGTTGACGTTTGCTCAACCATCGCATGCCGCCAATACATCGTTGAGTTCAAAGGGCGGATAATCGAACCCGTAGTTTGGCCACCATAAATACGCATGGAAACCGCAGTTGCTGGCGCGGTGAAAGTTCCCGTAATCCGCGTCTCAATCCCTGCCTGCATAACGGTTATGTCACCCGAGTTTTCACCAAGGCTCGTGCCAGCGGCATTGTAAAAAGTTGCGCCCATGCGACGCGTGTCGCTCACGCTTGAAGTTGCGTAAAACGAGGCGACATAAGTGAGGCCAGCGGTTACGGGGATACGCGCAGCGGTCGTAGAACCCGTAACGCCGAAAGAATAACCGATGCTTGAAGCGGCGGTGGTGACGGTATCAAACGCCCCGTCAGCGGTCAGCGTGGTCGTTCCAGCACCACCCGTTCCTCGGTTAATAATCGACCAAGATTCCTGCGGCGAAACCGCAGCCGATGTCGAAGGAATCGGGTTCTTCACAAAGTTGGTGCGCGTCGTTGTTGGCGTCAAATAAGTCGGATCAAACTCACGCCCACGATTATCTAAAACAATAGTGGCCGCGCCAGCGTCAAACGAATCATAATTATCGGCACGCCCACGATTCGTCTCAACCGAACGAACGTAAGCCGTCACGTCGTTATAAACGTAAGCACCGCCCGATTGCGTAAACCCGAACTCAACCTTGGTTACGGGAACGGACATTAAGACCTCCAGCCAGAACCGTTGGTGCGTTCATAGCCCTTGATTGCGTCAACAACCGTCTGCCCAAGATTCGCGCCGCCACCAACAATCGTGATGTTGTAAGTGCTGCCACCCTTGCCGCCGCCCGTCATCGACTTCCAACGATCAAGAGGAATGACCGCTTCGGGTTGACCAGCCTCACCAATGCGCGCAATCGTTCCACCAACGCGCGGCATAACGACACCACCATTGGCAAAGTTTCCCTCAATTGCACGAGGGGACAAACCTGTCTGATTTGGCGCGGCTTGCCCCTTCCATCCATTGCTAAATAAAGATTCGCGACCAATAACGGCAGCGATGGCTGCCGCACCATAAATCTGCTTCTTAACGCGATCAGCAAAACCACTCAAAGGCTGGTTAATGATGCTGGCAATGTTGTAAAGAATTACATCAAGCGTGATCGAAAGAATCTCCATCGCCTTAACAAGCCCATCAAGAGCATTTCCATTGGTCGACAAAGTTCCAAACAAGTTGCCAATCGCCTGAACCAGTAAAACCACGCTTCCATAAACGCCGCTCTTACCGTCTTTACCAACCATCGCTTCTTTGATCATCAAGAACGCTTTACCAGTATCGGTATTTGGATTGGCCATGTCTTCCAAGAAACCTGAAACCGCTGGCACAACCGTTTCCGTCAAATAATTAACGAACTCAATAACGTAAGGCAGAAGTTTTTGACCAAACTCCTCGCTCAACTCACCAACGGCGACATTGAATTTCGCAAACGGATCAGCAGACGCTTCCGCCGCACCCTTAGTCGACTTAGCCAAATCACCCATTGCGTCAGACGACTTCTTCAACTCAGGGAACAAACGGATCAGCGCGGTTTTGTTACCGTTGTAATACTTACCTAGCGCGTTAATAACCGTTCCCAGCGGTTTACCTGACGAAGCCGACGCATCCAAAGCCAAGGCAAACATCTTCTGGGCTTTATTGACGTCAGGAACTTGGCGCACAAGATTCGCAAAACTCGGTCTCAACTCGTCGTCTTGGATACCCACCTGCATGGATAACTTGCCCAAATATTCTTCAACCGCCGCAATCTGCGCCTTGGTTGCTTTCGTGCTGTTCCTCAACTGCAAGGCTAAAATCTTTTGAGATTTTGCGTCGGCAGCCGCAGCCTTTACGCTGCTTGTGATCGCGCCAGTAACCGCAGCAAAACCAGCCGCAATCGCCGCGCCACCAAGAAGCCCCTTCAGCGATTTGCCAAAACCGCCAAACTTCTTCTGCGCCTTGCGTAAACCTGTGTCGTCAAACTTCGTTGCGACTGGAACGATAATTGCCATTAGGCGAACCTCCTTGAAGCGATAACTTCGTAACGTTGAATGATGCTTCTAACTTCCGCTTCCAAGCCAGCCTTGCGTGTTTCGATTGCAGGCCAGACGTAACGCGACGCGCCACCGCTCAACTGACGGATCATGCCGCGCCCCTGCCCGTTCAAACGCATGCGCACCTGCTTGCCGTCACGCATAAACGGTCTGGTGTATCCCGAGTTCTGGTAACCCCTGTTGAAATACGAACCGCCGCCACGACCAGCCATGTCCATGATCACAGCCAAAGGAGAGAGAACGCGCACGCGAACAAGGCTCGTGGTTTCTTGCCCCAACTTGCGCGCCATCGTTCCCGTCGAAGTTCGAAACTGAACCTGCGTCGTATCAATGCGAACCGAACGCAGCGACTTACCAACCTTCGCCTGCTGGCGATTCCACGCAAGGCGACCTTGGTTGTTGGGATTGATCATGCCGCTCAAAGGGCGGATGCTTTGCAGGGCAGGTTTAATAATCCCGTCGGCTTTCACACCGACCGCTTTCGCGTCGCGCACCAATTGCTTACGCAGTTCAGGATCAATCTCGCGCAGGCGTTTCTGCAAGATACGAATGTCGGAAACGAGAATGTCTTTCTGCCCGATACCGAACTGGGAACGGTTGCGCACAAACGTCGGGATGAAGACGTCAAATCCTTTGTTGGGCATGCTACTAGTCTAACCGACCGTTACAAAATCGTAATAAAAAACGGGCGGCAGAAGTTGCTTGTTGGGCTTGGTTTACGGGATAGTTGTCTTACGCCAGAAAGGCGCAAAACGAAGGGATAGCAAAATGAACACCAAGACCGAGAGTATCAAAAAGCACCTCAACGAAAACGTGATGCGTTACACAGGTAACAGTTGGATCACCACAGACGGCATCGTGATCACCGAAGGCGTTTACACAAAAGCAGGCGAACTGCTAATCACCTGCGACTGCGGATGCGGCTCGCACATCTGGTCAAACTACGCAACCGCCGCCGACAAGATTCGCAACATTCGCGAAGGCGACAAGTAAGGGGAATGAAAATGAACTACGGACTAAATGACCCAAACAGCGAGTTTTACATTGCAGACCAGAAAGAGCGCATTCGCAAAGCCGCGCTTCTGCAACGCCTCGCCATTCTTCTAGACACCACCGTTGAAGAGATTTTGGAGAACCTAAAATAATGGGCGCGATCAAAAACCTTGAAATCGAAATTCAAGATGCAATCCTAAACGACTCCAACGAAGCCCTCTGGGATTTGCAGAAACGATACGGCGAAGACACAATCTACGAATTTGAAATGGGCGCAGTCGCAGGCCTGTTCCTGCAAGGCGAAATCAAACACGCCAGCAACCTCTGGCGCAATTGCATCGAACATTTCTTTGACCCCGACTTGCCTTGGATCAGCGAGTCAATTCGCAAAGCCCATAACGCTGGCCTTGATCAGCAGCAGATTCAAACGCTCATAAATCTGTGCGCCGCTTATTACGCGCAAGACCCTGACGTGGCGATTGCCAAGTGGGAGCGTGTCGCGCTGGTTTGATTACGAACCGCGCTGGCTTTTTAACGCCATCCACATCGTATAAATCATGCGGTCAGATTCCTGCAAAAGAACGCTCGGCGCGATACCCGTCGCCACCGCCAAATTGGCGATGTTCCAATGCTCACTAGTCTCCCCTAGTGCTACGAACCTTTTGGGTCGTCATCCATTTCCACGATGTCGATCGTTTCAAGCCACGATTCGAAATCTAGGTCAGTTGCCTTGACGCGCTTTTGCGAATGCCAAGCCAAGAAACAGATGTGACCAAACTTTTCAATTCGATCAAGCGCAAGTTCAAACTTGAATTCAAACGCAACAATGTCCGACGCGGTGATCGGTGCGTCGGTTTGTGTGCCATCCAGAAAGGTGATGCGTAGGTTTCTCTTCATGGTTACGCGGTAGCCCTAGCAACCGTTCCGCTGACAGGCCATGCAACCGAGAAGGTTGCGAGGTCGCCAACGTTGCCTGAAATCGGTGAGTACTGGGTCACCAAGGCGTTAACGGTGTATTTCGGGTTGGTTGCTGAAATGGCTGTTGAAGTTGGCTTGATCACGACGGTTGCCTGCGTGCCAAGAAGTGGGAAGAAGACCGCGTCAATACCAGCAACGGCGAAGTCCTGATTGAACTGGAAACTCACGTTACCAGACTTCAAACCACCAACGCGCGTGCGGTAGGTAGCACCGAAGGCGGTGGTTTCGACCTCGTCGGCTTCAACCGCGAGTTCTGCCTGTGTCAAATACGCTGAATAGTCAACGCCATTGATTGTTACGTTGTAGTCCGTTGCTACGAAAATCGCCACAAGACTGCCTTTCTTTTAGGATGCATAAACGAGCAGTTGAAACTCTGCACTTAAATAGTTTACCTCACCTACGGAAGTCACCCCGTAGGAAGTTACGCCTTGGCAGAAACAATCAAACGCAGCACCACCCAAGGTGCGGTCTGATTCAAGTGCCAATTTGACGCTGGCTGAACCCGTCGAAGCGACGTATGCGTCAAGTTTATTCTGGCCGCTACGTTCGCTTTGGCGAGCAACCAAAACGACGACGCGAAAGTTGTAAGCGGTCAAACCGTGATGCATCGCCTTGTCGAAATCGACGGTCTGCAATTCAACCAGCGCGATCGGCGGATTGATTTGGTCGGGGATGGTGTCAGCAACGCGCAAGCCCGTAATGGTCTGCAAGTTGGTTTTGATTCCCGAACGAAGGTTTGTGATGTTAGCCATTAGCCAACGTTTCGAATTCGGCGTAAAGGTTCAACCAACTGAGCCACATCAGGATCAAGGCGCGTGCTGACACGCATCGCTCCAAGTTCGCCAAAGGTGATGCCCAATGGCGAGTCTAAACGTTTGAAGATACGCATCGCTTGAATGATCGTTGCCTGCTTCACCTGAACGGGAACAGCCGACCAGCCAGCAACGCCAACAACCTGAACGGTTGCGTCATCGCCCGAAGTGGTTAACAAGTAATCGCCAACAGCGCGTGCGCGGTAATACGGGAACGAGATTCCGTCGGCGAGATTGTTTAGGGG